GACGACGACCCCGGCGAGCATCTTGTCCTTGCTCGGCCACTCGGCGGCGGGCGTCGGCGTGAGCGCGGCCGGCGCGGTGTCCGGCGGCGCGTCCTCGTTAAACTCTCGTTCGGTCTCGTCAGCCATGTGGGGCTCCTGCGTCGCATGTGTCGGGCGTGATGAAGCGGACGCCGCCCTTGGTTTCTGGTTCGCCCTCCGCGTCCCGCAACTCCTTGAGGCTCAGCAGGCATCCTGAGTCGAGCGCCCACGCGAGCGTCGGGTCGGAGAGGCCCATACGGCGCGATGGAGGCTCGCCGAAGGCTTCGCAGACCATGGCCAAGGTAGCGGCCGCCTCCGAGTCCGCGAACGCCTGGACGCCCCATAGGGCGACGCAGAAGAGGTCTTCCGCGGTGAGCGCCTCGGCGTCCACTTCCCCGTGCGCCAGCGTGGCGCGTGCGACTGCCAGCGTGCCGCCGCCCCCGGAGAGCAGGGGAGTGAGCCCCGGCATTTCCAGTGGGGCGACGGCGCCGGATGGCAGCGGCACGAGAGGCATCGCTCAGGCGGCGTATGTAGCGTAGGCGGGCGTCGAGTTGACGAGCGTGATCGTGAACCACTTGGAGGTGGCCGTGTCGTAACGCGCCTCCCAGTCAAACGACGCCTTGTTGCGGCGCTCGTTCGTAATGGCGTCCGGCTTCGCGGCCTGGTACTGACATGCCGGCATCTCGACCCAGAGCTGATGCTTGTAGCCGGTGGCCGCGTCCTCGGCATGCGTGAGCTTCATCTTCGCGGCGAACGTAGTGCCCGCCGTGAGTGCCTCGTAGTCGACAGCGTCGAGCCAGCGCTTGGGGATGGAGCCGCCGAGCACCGGCAGCGCCGCGTTGTAGATGATCGAGTCGGGAAACAGGCTAGCGACGCCGAACTGATGTTCGGTTACCAGCGAGTTCTTCAGCTACCAGTCGAAGTCTTCGGTACGCGCCGAACCGGAGAGCCACGTGAGCACGCACTGGCCTGTGCGCCACGGCCCCGGCGTCTCATACGAAGGCGTCAGGACGGGGTCCGCGAGGGGCTTGTGAACGAGGCCAACGAGTTTGGACGATTGATCCCACGACCCGGCGGCGGCTTTGACTGCGAGCTCGTCGACGCCCACGCCCTGACTCTTCCAGAAGCCGCCGGCGGGCGGCGCGTAGACCATCTGGAAGGTCTGCGGGATCTCGCTGGTCCGGAGCGAGAAGACGTGACGGAAGGCGCCGGCGGGCACGACCACCGCGTCGGGGTCCATGATGATGCCGTCTCCAGGGGTCGTCACGCAGCCGCCACAGGCCGCGGAGAGCAGCAGGCCCATGATGGACGGGTAGCAGCGCGAGTCGAGCTGGCCAGCGGGTGCGTACTCAGCGACGCCACGGTTCGGCGAGGCGTAGAAGCCGCCGCGCAGTTCGTCGAGGGTGTCGAGCATCGTCGGAGTGGCGTTCATGTCGATGCTCGTACCGGGCAGGTAGAACAGGTTCGACGAGACGGCGTTCGCGCCGCCCTCGGCGTTCGGGGCCTGCTCGAGCGCCGCCTGGATGTAGCCGCCGGGAGATGCCATGGTCAGTCACCGTCCTTCGCGGTTTTCTTCGCTTCCTTGATGTCGACGAGCTTGAGCGGCGTGTCCTTGATGGCCGCCTTCGCCTCGTCTTCGGTCATGCCGGCTTCGCTGAGCGGGAACTCGACGCCCGGCCCGTAGCCGTCCTTGGGGGACGGTACGCCCGGGAAGTGTCGCCGCTCACCGGCGTACTTCGGCCAGGTGATCGCTTTCATTGCTGCACTCCTTTACTCAGCACGCTGGTAGGTTTTGACGGTGAACATGAGTGCCACGTCGCGGACGATGCCGTTGCTGGTCGTCCAGGTGCGCGCGAAGCCGCCGCCGTGGTAGCGGCACTGCCCGCAGACCAGCGAGGCCTGGGGCCCGAGAATCTCCTTGGCGGCGCGCATGTAGCGCAGCAGCCGCGTCTCCTGGCGCTCACGGAGGTCGTATCCGACGATGAAGGCGACCTCGACGGCATGCTCGACCCGGTACTCGTCGCCGATGTCGGGGCCGCCCGTGACGCTCTCGGGGTTGGGGCGCAGCACGACCGCGGGGAAGGTGACCATCGCCAGCTCGGCTTCGTCCTGCGGGTCGAAGACCTGCCGATAGTTGGCCGCGTCCGGGGCCACGAGGTCGGAGGCGTCGCCGTACTCACTGTTGAGGGCGGAGACCTTGGCGGGCAGGTCGGCGATGAGCTTGGCCTTCATCTGCGCGAGGACTTCTTCGATGCCTGGCATGCTCATGACGTGCCCCGCAGGTCGACGTTCTGCAGGTTGCCGAAGCCGCCGCCGGCGCGCACGGTGCCGGCCAGGCCGCTGCCGCCGATGCCCATGGAGTTGCGCTCCTCAGCGACGAGCCAAGCGTGAGTGAGCTTCTTATACTGCGTGCCCCACTTCGCGGGCATGCGGATGACGTGGCGCTTTTCAGCGAACGTCATGCCGTAAGACTTCGCCGGGCTCGACTCGCTCATGCCGTAGCTGCCGCTGGTCTTCGTGATCGTCTCGGAGTAGCCGCCGCCGCCGGTCATGCTCGAGCGCAGGGCGCCGGTGAGCACGCCGACCTTGTGCGAGTGGATGAAGTGGAGTGCTTTCCAGGCGGCGTAGGCCGGCTCGTTACGCGCCCAGGTCGCACCCGAGGCGCGTCCCTCGGTCTCGAACTGCTCGCCCATCTGGCGCTTGAACAGCTCGCCGTAGGCGCGCAGAGCGCCGCCCCAGTCGGAGATGCCCTCGCTGAAGCGAGACATCTTGAACTGGAACTCCTTGAGCGGCGGCTCCGTGCGCAGGTCGAAGGTGACGCCGGCACTCTGGCGGGAGACGGTGGCCATCAGTACCACCGGCCATCGTCGTAGTGACGGTGGTGGTGGTGGCGCGGGAATCCGTCAGCGACGTTGCAGCCCCCAGAGAGCACCATGTCTGCCGCGAGCCCGCCCCTGTCGATCAGCGCGAGTCCGTCGGCGTATGCTTTCTCGTGGGCCGCAGCCGCGCCGCCGTCCCCACCGACGCCCGTAGCCGCCGGGAAGAGGCTACGCAGGATGCGCGCCGCAGACCCGGACATGCAGTACGCCCTCAGGGTCGCCAGCGCCTCGGTGTCGATGACCGGGATCAGGTAGCCCTTGGCGCGCAGGCGTCCGTCGAGCTCGGCACTGACCTGCGTGATGAGAGTGCCGGCGCCCGCAGTGGTGAGCGCCGTCTCATCGGACAGCTCGCCGATCGCGCTGTTGAGCGGGGAAACGTCGTCGAGGGTGCAGTAGTCCACGGTGTTTACTCGTCGCCGCCCTGGCCTGACGTACCGTCCTCGAGCAGAGCGATCAGCTCGTCCTTGTTCATGCGCGGGTTGGCCTCGAGGCCCGCCTCGGCGCACATCTCGCGCAGCCGCTTGTTGCTCTTGCGCTGCAGGTCGGTCTCTGCGAGCGCCTCAGCATGTTTGTCGGTGATCCACTCGACGGCGTTGCAGCGCTCGAGCTCACCGCGCTCCGCGCCTTCGACGATCTCGCCGGCAGCGAAGCGATGGTGCACGCCGCCTGAGTCGCCGTAGATGACTCTCTTGCCTGCCTTCACGATGTAGGGCATCGCCTTCTCCTAGTTGTGGCCTGGAGGCCGGGCCGTGGGTAGCAGTCTCGGCCTCCAGGCGAGTGGTGATCAGCCGCCCAGCACGTCGCTGAACAGGTAGGCAGCCTCGGGGCACACGGCCTTCTCGTCCGTGTAGTCGTCGACGTAGCGGATGTCGCTCTTGCGCGAGGCGTCGAACACCGGCGCCGAGATCTGGAAGCGACCGACACCGTCGACGTTCCAGACGAAGGTGCGCGCCGGGACCGTGATGCGGCCCATGTTGTCGTTCACGCTCACCGGGTAGTAGGCGAAGAGGGCATAGTTGCCCCACAGGTCGATGTACTCCTGGGTCGTCTCGTCGAAGTTCGAGGCCTTGCCGATCCAGATCTGGTCGAGGCCCAGAATCGCGGCCACCTGAGCGATCGTCGGCACGCCCTGCGGCCCGTCGCCATAGATGCGCTCGCGCACCACAGACAGGTCACGCAGGACTTCCCACGTGTCGTCGTTGATGACCATCGTGTTGACCTTGCGGCCGATCTTGGGACGCACGGCAGCGTTCGCGATCTTGCGGCAGCCCCACGGATCCGGTGCGCTGTCGTCCCACTGCGCGGTGCCCACGAGCGCATCGCCGTAGGTCATCACGGCGTCGTTGAAGATGAGGCCGGCGATGCGGTTCTCGGCGTTGATCATCACCGTGTCCATGACCGCGGCGACCGCGTCCATGTCGACGTTGAGCGCCGGATCGGCGTTGGCAACCAGTTCCTTCGGGATCGGCACCGCGACGCCATACCCCGTGCAGAAGAACGAGCTGTCGGAGTAGCCCCAGTCGACCGTCTTATAGACGTCGCCGGGAGCCCTGCGGATGTCCTGCAGGCGGCTCTGGCGCTTGGTGACGTAGTAGAGGTTGGACTGCTTGGAGCTGTTGAACACAGGAGCGACCTGAGGGCCGATGTAGTCGGCTGCCAGGATCTTGTAGTAGTCGAGTGTGAAGCCAGAAACAGCGACGTCGACATGGACTTCGTTCGGGCGTGGCATCTCAGTTCACCCCTCTCAGGCGGGATTGGTGACGACGCCGGGCAGGACGTCGACGATGATGGTGCCGGTCCCGGAGGCCAGGCCTTCCATGGCGGTGCCGAGGAACTCGCACTTGGTCGCGGCGGTCGCGGCGATCTTCACGCCGACGCCGTTGGCGCCGCAGGCGATGCGGTCGTTGGCTGCGATCGCCGTGGTCGCGTCGACGTAGACAGGGGTCTCGCCGAGCGTCACCACCGATGCGTTGTAGCCGGCTTCGGCGTTGTCATCGAGGACCACGCCGTGGCACTTGCAGGCCGCGGTGCCGAGGACGACCTTGCCGGCCGCCGACAGCTTGACGATGCGGTACTGGTAGGTGGCGAGACTGGTGCCCGCCTCGTAGGTCTTGCTGATCGGGATGCCAGTAGGCAAAAGCGTTGCCATGAGGTCAGCCCTCCCTTCCTGCGGTGGTCAGATCGCGGTAGCGGTCGGCGACGCCGCCCTTGTTCTCGGAGAGCACGAGGTTGGCTGCCGCGCCGTAGTCGCACTTGAGCTCGGCCATCTTCAGGGTCGCGAGCTCGTACAGCTCGACGTCCGCACGCTTGGTGCTGCCGCCGTCGCCTTCGTGGCCGCTGCCGTGCACGGACTTGTCGATGATCGTGTTCGGCTTGAGCGCCTTGCGATCGGCGAGACGCGAGGCGTAGACCTCGGGCTTCTCTGCCGCTTGCAGGACGAACTCGGCCTTCTCGCCGGGCTTCAGGTTGCCGGCGTTCTCGATCTCGGCCAGCTCGACCTCGACCTCGCCTGCGCGCTTGGCCTGCTCGACGTCGGCGAGCTTGGTCACGGCCGCTTCGGCCCGCACCTTCTCGGCGTCGCGGTCCTCGGCGAGAGCCATGACGGCCGCGTCGATCGCGACGTCGTCGGCGACCTCGGACAGCTGGAGCGTCTTCAGGGTCTTGGGGTTCATAGGGGTGTCAACTCCCTTCCTTGCAGCGTCGCCCTCAGCGAGGTGCGCGCCGTGCCCTTCCGTGGCCTTCGCGCGCTGCGAAAGGGCCGTGGAACTGGCGGGTTGCGCCCCGGCGGGGCTGCTGTCGGTAACGGGGACGTAGGTGGTGTCCCGTTCGACTTCGACCGGCTGGCCGAAGGTGGTGCCGCTGTAGGTGGCGCGGTAGTAATGGCCTTCACTCGCCCCGGCGGACCAGGTGTGGAAGACAACCCAGTCAGGGCCGAAGTCCTCGACGTAGAGGCCTTCGTGCATGGCGCCGAAGACGTTCTGGAGTGCCTGCTCGAGCGCCTCGCGCTGGTCGTTTGTGCTACCGGCCTCGGCGAGACTGTGCGCACTCGCCTTCGTGCGGACTTCCTTGAGCATCGTGCGGATGGCAGGCATGCCGAGCTTGCCCTTGAGCGCCGCGTCGAGCTTGGCGGCGAGGGCATCCATATCGTCGAGGATGGCCGCCACCGGGTCGATCCGCGCGGCGGCCAAGGTGACCTCCGACAGCGACAGCGTCACCACGGCGCGCTGCTTCTCGGCCGCGTTCTTGACGCCGGGCATGAGCCGCAGGACGGGGGTGTTCGTGAGGGTCAGCGAACGCAGCACATTCTCGA